ATGCGCAAATAAGACGATTCTTAGTTCAATTTATAAGAATCGTTAGCAATTTTGAAGTTGAATTTGGCAAGGATCGTGATGGTGCTAGAACCTTACAAAGAGTTCCTGTGTATTATGGTGACCCAAGTAGACAGGGCGCAACAATTTTAAGAGGTAATAGCGAAAATGCTTTAAACGCTGTGCCTGCTATGAGTGCTTACATAAGTGGCTTTTCTTACGCACAGGATCGCATGCAAGAACCATCGTTTGTAAGCAAAATGAATATTAGGGAAAGAAATTACGATCCCGAAACCGGATTGTATGGTAACCAGCAAGGCGATAGTTACACTATTGAAAGGCTAATGCCTGTTCCATATAACCTAGAAGTAAAATTAGATATATGGACAAGTAATACAGAACAAAAAATGCAACTGATTGAACAATTAGCAGTTTTGTTTAATCCATCCTTAGAAATACAAAGCACTGACAATTATATTGATTGGACTAGTTTAAGTTATGTAGAACTTAACAATGTTCTCTGGACTTCAAGAACTGTACCTTCAGGCGCAGAAGAAGCCATTGACATTGCAACCTTGACTTTTACTATGCCAATTTGGATCAGTGCTCCGGCCAAGGTCAAACGACTAGGTGTAATACAAAAATTTATTGGTAGTATATACGACGAGCAAGGTGCATTCAATGAAGATACAGTGTTAACAAACTTGGCTTCCCGTAGATATGTAACTCCTCTAGATTATGGTGTATTTTATAATGGCAATCAACTTCAATTGTTGAAGCAACAAGAAGTTGTTGATAATAATAACAATATTATTGAAGTTGCTCCTCCTGTAACTTGGCGAGCACTAATAGAACTGTACGGCACGCTAATAACTGGAAGTTCTGAAATAAGATTATCATTACCAACTGGCACTGAATTAATTGGTAATATAGCATATCATCCAACAGATCCATACATATTGTTATACGAAGTATTTGAAGACACAGCCCCATCTAATACATTAACAGCCGTTGATGCAGTTATAAATCCGCTAAATGTTAAAGTAGACAGCAACTTATTATCGCCTACTGCTAATACTAGATATTTGTTAACTGGTTCTATTGGGAATGTAGGAAATATTGAAGGCAGCGTAGTCTGGGGAGATCTAGTTGCAAATGGAAATGACATTATAGAATACATTGGCGGAAGTTGGCAAGTAGTGTTTGACAGTCAAAATTCTCCATCAATTGAATATGTAACAAATACTTTAACCAATGTTCAATATCGTTGGACAGGTGAAGAGTGGGTCAAGGCAGTAGAAGGTGTTTATCGAGGTGGCGAGTGGAGTCTCATCATATAGGCTGTGGTGCTTTAATTTATAGTGTTAAAACAAAAAGATATCTTTTTTTATTACGCAATCAAAAAAGACACGCAGGGTCATGGGGACTTGTAGGTGGCGGTGTTGAGCCCGGTGAAACAGCCATTGAAGCTCTGCGTAGAGAAATCCTAGAAGAAATTGGTAATGTAAATATAGAAAAAATTATTCCTCTAGAAAAATTTACAGCTGATAATACTAATTTTGAATACCATACATATCTACTCGTTGTAGATAAAGAATTCGTTCCTGACTTAAACGACGAGCATAAAGGTTACGCATGGACCGGAGTTAAAGATTATCCTAAGCCTTTACATCCTGGTGTATGGAGAACGTTTAGCTTTAAAAGTATTATTGATAAAATTGAAACTTTTGAAAATGTTATACATCAGCCTCAAGAACAAATTGCCTAAAATCAATTTGTCTGTAATTTAGATTGTTTCTCCATTTTTCAGGCTGTCTAAATTTTTTAGTTGGGCATACTCTAATAAATTCAGTGTCAGAATAAACTTCCATTACTGTATTCAAACTACGCACCCAATATTCTTCATTGGTAGAATAATCTAAAGGTGGATAATTAGCAGTGCCAGCAAATTTGTTGTAGTTATTATTAGCACTATCAACTCCGTCAAATCCCAACATATAGATTTTTTTATGTCCATCAAATGCAGCCATGTAAGCAGCTATTGCGCCACTATTAAAATCAGGATTTTGAGGTAGAAAATTAAAGTAGCCCGGATATTGTTCTAGATATTTAGAATATGTATAAAATATTATATCAGCTTTATCTAAGGTGGTGTTAGTTATTTCCTCAATTATTCCTTCACCTGTGCATGCAATAAAATCAGGTTTAAAATTTCTATAGATTGCATTACAGCCATAAGTGAAAAAGTTTTTCCTTTGTCTCTTATAAATCCAAGGAGTAGCTTCTCCCCAGGGTGTAACTTCTCTATAAGGCATTAACACAGATAAATCAAATTCGTTTACTGAAATACCATTACCTATAACTACTGCATGGTCTGACACAGTATCAAATTGGGGTATATCAATATCTTCTGTTTGATACTTCCAGGTATCTTCAATGTATAAACCAATTAGATTTACTGTTTCTGCTGTGATGTCTTTTCTGTATAATTTTTGCAATGACATTAAAATCTCCCAACCACTACTTCAATTGTTTTAATTGAGTTGTCTGCAATGTCTTCTAAGCTTTTACCTAATACACATCCTGGTTTGAACATATTAAAATTAATTGCTTCTGCTACGCCTGGCGTGTTACTAGTTACCAAAACTGTCCCTTTGCTGACAGGGCCACGTACTTGACATGGTACACGACCTGTAAATGCTACTGGTAATCCAGAGTTTGCTGCATTCATCAAGTATCCTGGATTGGTAGAAATAACTCCAGCTACTCTAGTATCGTGCGAAATAGTTGTAGTTGTTATTTCTTTTTCGCCGCCAAAGATAATCACAGTGCCTGACTCATAGTCTTGATCTGCTGTGTAATTTTCTGCCAAGTCAGCATATTGTGCTTGTACTGCACGACCATAAACTATATTCCACCAGGCAGTAGTTGATCCAAGATTCTGAGAAACGTTGGATGATGGTATAATCCAACCTGATGTAAATATATTTCCTGCAAATCCTGCACCGCCACGGACAACTAATGCGCCAGTGGTTGCAGATGTAGAGGGAGTAGTTGGAACTATCACTACATTACCGGCTGTCTGATCTATCTTAACCCGCTCGCTGCCTCCGGTATAAATGGTTACTGGAAGGTACGAACCTGTTCCTGTTAATACATTCTGAATTCTTAGGTCAGTTGCAGTCTGTGCAAGTTGACCAATAGACGAATTGTTTGGATCACTGCTAGTTGAAACAGAAAATACAGCGGTAGTACCAGTGCCATTTGGAATAGCATATATGTTTGTCACTCCATCTGTTACGCTTGTTTGGAACATTAAACGATTAGAAATCGTTGCATTGCTGAAGTCGCCGGTAATGCGAGCGCCTGTGCCTGCAAAATCTAAATTAGTACCTAATTCAATATTTCCAGCAACCCCAACACCACCTGCAACTACCAAAGCACCTGTTGTGGTAGAAGTTGACGGTGTAGTGTTAGATAATAACAAACTACCAAATTGAACATTACCATAAGTTCCAGTAATGTTACTGTTAAGTTCATCTGAACGTTGTAGATAAATTAGTGTTTGTGTATCATTTTCCCAACCAAAGAATGCATGATCATCACTGCCTTTGTAATAGTGGAATCTAAAACCAATATCTCTACCATCATCACTGACTAATGGTTGTAAGTTAGCCGGAGTATGTAAATCAATAATACTGTCAACGACTGTTAAATTTTCTGATCCAATGGTAATTGTATTACCTTGGACGGTAAAATTTCCAATAACGGTTAAATTGCCTTGTGCTGTTACACTTCCAAAAGATGCACCAAAACTAGTCAAACCTCCTAGTGTAGTAATATTTGGTTGCGATGCTGTAGTGATTGTACCACCTAGGTTGCCAGTATATCCTGGCAAATAGGCCGCAATATTAGCATTGGCATTTGTTACTATATTGGCAATTTGTGTCTGTAGTGAACCAATATTGGCACTGACATCTCCTGCGTTGGCAATGTTCAATGCGCCTGCAATTCCTACTCCACCTTTGACTATCAAGGCGCCGGTGTCAGTATTAGTGCTTACTGTAGTATTTGCTACTAATAAGTTACCAACTTTGAGAGGATCATATATTACCTCCGGAGCAGTTACACCAACCGAACCTGCCGTTGGTTTGTTATTAATATTACTAAAGAACGTCCACTCACCTGTTAGTACACTTCTTACAATACCTGTATATCGCGGAATTCCGCCAACCGGTATTTCACTAAATGCGCCAATATCATAATTATAAGTTGCGCTATTAGGGAATAGATATACCAGAGGTTCACTTACCTGTAAAATTGTACTAGTCTGCGAAATAACATTGGCAACATAAATGTTGCCGCCTACCCAAAAATCTTTGCCTATACTCATGCCACCGGCCACATGGAAGGCTCCGGTGCCCATTACATATGGTACAGCGTTTGTGTCTTCTTCAACTCTGAATTTGCCAGAAACTATACCATTGCCACCAAATGTCAAATTACCTGCTACGCCCATACCGCCCTGGACTACTAAAGCACCACTGGTGACCGACGTTGAGTTTTCAGTAGATACTACTACTAGATTACTATTGTTATTTGTACCAATTTTGGTATTTGCGTAAAGCTGGAACTCGCCCGAATTAGACTGAATTGCTGCCACATTAGCATTAGCATAAGTTTGATATGCACCTACATTGGCATCTAAAGTACCAAGATCAGTTTTAATAGTACCAATGTTAGCAGAAACGTCACCAGTATTAAGAATAAAAAGTGAGCCACCAACACCAATACCGCCGTTAACTACAAGCGCACCAGTAGTCGTTGAGCTAGATAATGTAGTGGATGTTATTACTAAATTTCCATTAGTATTATCAAAAATTATGTTAGCGCCATCAAATGAGTCGTTGTTGTTAAATTGTAATTCATTTACATTTCCGCCAGGCGTTCCGCCACCACCGCTTGAAATAACAAAGCCATTGCCTGCCCAGAATAAACCTTTGCTAGTATAAATTCTGTCAGCGTATACATTACCTGAAATTCCAGCACCGCCATCGACCACTAAAGCGCCAGTTACGTTTGATGTAGATGGAGTAGTTGATAGAACAACTAAATTGCTGTTACTATTTGTACCAATTTTTGTGTTTGCATAGGATTCAAAAGATCCCACATTAGCATCTAGTGTGCCAAGATCATTCTTAATTGTGCCAATGTTAGCATTTGCATAAAGTTGATATGCTCCAATATTAGCGTCAAGATTGCCAAGATCATTCTTAATTGTGCCAATGTTAGCATTAGCATAAAGTTGATATGCTCCAACATTAGCGTCAAGATTGCCAAGGTCTGTTTTAATTGTACCAATGTTAGCATTAGCATAAAGTTGATATGCTCCAACATTGGCATCTAATTCATAAAGATAACTTTCAATGCCTCCTACATTGGCATCTAAATCGTTAAGATAATTTTTAATAACGCCAACATTGGCGTCTAATACAGAAAGGTCTGTTTTAATAGTGCCTATGTTAGCATTAGCATAAAGTTGATATGCTCCAATATTAGCATTAATATCCCCAACATAGGATGCTCCATTTGAGGACCAATAAACACCTGTATCAGTTAACAGACCGTATGCACGTAAATTACCACTGTTAGGATCATATGTGAGTGCAGTATTAACATTTTGGTCCACATTACCTGTTGTTGAGCTTACAAAAGTGACATAAGCTGTTCCGGATCCGACATTTGAAGTAACAGTAGTTTTAGTTGCTGCATTTGCTAATGCGGCCAAATTAGCCTGTGCAGCATAACCAGTTATATTCAAATCATCAACAGTTAAAGGAGCAGATTGCCTATATAATGCAACAGAAGTTGTACCAAGATAAAACTCACTCCATATTGTAACTGGTGATATGTTACCAAATACATTGCCACTTACCAAAACGTCCTGGCTGTATAGGTTACCAGTAGCAATTAAATTGCCTGCAGAAATATTTCCTGTACTAGTCAATAAGTATGCGGCAACATTAGCATTGGCATTGGCAATTAAATTTGCTATATCATTTTGTTGTGCTGACGCATTAGCGTTTGCAAATATTTGATAAGATCCTAAATTTGCACTTATATTACTAATTTCTGTGTTAGCAAAAAGTTGATAAGAACCTATGTTAGCGTCTAACGTGATAAAATCATTTTTAAATGTTCCAATATTGGCATTTGCAAAAGCCTGATAACTTGCTACATTAGCATCAAGGGTGGCTAAATCTACTTTAATTGTGCCTATGTTAGCAGACACATCGCCTATGTTATTGACCCAAAGATTTCCTTGTATTCCGGCTCCTCCTGTAATCGTAAGTGCGCCGGTGCTTGTGCTTGTACTTGGCGTGCTGTTTGATAGTATCAGTCCGCCAGATTTTATTGTGCCGTAGGTATTTCCTGTAAAGACATTGCCCACACCTTCACGACCCGAGTCAAACCATTCTAAGTATCCGCTGCTATTTACCCATCCTAAAAACGCATGTTCGTCTTTGGATTTATAATAATGAAACTTGAATCCAATGTCGCGACCGTCATCTGATGTTAACGGTGCTAAGTTAGGCAGCGTATGTAATTCAATTTTAGAATCAACAAATGCAACATCTGTGGTGTTGGCAATGAACTGCGTGCCTTGTATTGTTAAATTACTAGTAACTGTAAGATTGCCTGTAATAATCGTATCAGGATTAAAAGCAGTGCCAGCACCAAAATTAATAACAGTGCCATTGCTAGTAAAACTCCATATTCCCGAACCGTTAATACTCAATGATTCGGGACCAATGTAGATTGTATTACCACTTACAAATAAACTTCTAAATCTGTTATCAAAAGTTCCTAGATCATATGCTACATTAGAATCAGGAATTAAACTTCCTGTTATGTAAACATTGGCCTGATTGTTGCCCCCGCCAATGTTACCATACAATGAACCAATTCTTAGATTTGAATAAGAAGATACTACAATATTTGAGTCTGGAATTCCTGAATTTGCAGTCAGGGCCGTGACGAACTCCGAACCAGATTCACTCCAATATACAACTGCGTTTGATTTTATTCCGCCATTACGATTAATTAAAAAACCAACATCTATATTTGCTATAGAAGCTTCGCTGTTTAATACAGTAATAGGATCTTGTATTTTTGCAAGGGCAGTGTTGGCCTGTATAAATCTAGTTCTAGTTAAACCCATTATAAATCCAAATAGTTTTAGTATTTATGGAAAAAATAAAAGGGTCATAAAGACCCTTTTTTACCAAACTTGCCTAATTTATAATCTGCCAACTACAACTTCAACGGTTCCTTCAACTCCGTCAAAATCTTCTAGAGCTTTACCTATTACTGTGCCCATCTGTGGACTGCTGTCAGGACGAGCGTAACCGCTGCCTGCGCTGATGAGCATATCACCTTTACGTATGCGACCTCTAACTTTACAAGGAGCCGTTGTAACGCCACGGTCACTACGTTTGCACCTGTAAGTCCACCATTCATTAAATGTGCAGGATTTTTGGAAACTACGCCGGCCACTCTTCGAGTGCCATCCTCGGCCAGCGTAACTTCAAATTCTCCGCCAAATTCTAAAACTGTTCCGGGTTCGTATGCTGCATCTGCTTGATAATTTTCGGCTAAGTCGGCATAACGAGCTTGAGTAGAAACGCCATAAAAAACATTCCACCAATTGGTAGTTGTTCCTAAGTTTTGAGTAATATTTGCAGTAGGAATGAGCCATCCGGAAGTATTTACATTACCGGCTATACCAACTCCACCGCCAACTACTAAAGCCCCGGTGGTTGCAGATGTAGAAACTGTAGTAGCTGCCGCAACAATGTTACCTGCACTTACCTGTATGCCGCCATTATAAATGGCTTCTGCTACACCTATTCCGCCGTTAACAACCAAAGCTCCAGTTGTGGTAGATGTAGAAACTGTGGTTGCGGCAGCAACTAAATTGCCACCAAAAATACCAACGCCAGCAACGCCTAGTCCACCTCTACTAACAATGGCACCGGTACTTACATTAGCGGTCACTGTTGTTGCATAACCAACAATGTTACCTGATACATTTGCTGAACTTGGATGAATTGCTGTGCCGCTTCCTAAAAAATAAGCTAAATTTGCAAATGTAGATGTTCCACTAAACGTTCCTGCATATATTGTTGAAAATTGAAAACTAGTGTTGCCAAGGAATACGTTGGCATTAGCCTGAGGTTGAATGTTACCATTAAACCTAATTGGATTTGGTCCAAATGCTGTATCTATTCTTTGTAATGGCATTTCTATATTTTCCTTAAATTATGCTTGGTTCTCTTGCCAACGCAGTACTGCTCTAGCTTGTACTCGAACATTATTGTTCAATGGAGTTACAACAATACTCAAGGTGTCAGGACCGTCAGGGTAAGTATTGAAACCTCCTAACATACTATTGTTTAGTTCTTTAATAGCTCTAAGTTCGTAAGTTATAGTCTGGAAGTTTGTACCGCCGGTAGTTACTTGACCTAAATAGTTTACAGCAGTTTGTCTAGGCGCTGGTGCGCCAACAATACCTTGCCAAACCACTTCGCCGCCGGTAGTTAGTGTAGCTGCGTCATCATATTGTGTCAGACTGTTACCACCAACGTTGACCCAGGTTGGTGCAGGATTACTTAATTGACCATTAAGTATAATCTGTATTTGACAAGCATCAGAAGCTGAAACGTCGCAGCTTAATGGCCACAATTGCATGTGATTACACAAATCTCTCACACCAAAACCGCCTGGAATTCCATTGTCAGCAGTTGGTGCTAGTCTGATATTAAGAATTGTATATGGACTAAATTGGTTAATTGTGTTTAGCTGTCCAGTAGCAGTAAAAGTATACCCACGGTCTTCATTAAACAAACCATCCATAATCATGGACGTACCCCAGTGGAACAGAGTAGGAGCGTATCCAGGTTCGGTTTCTCCATTCAATACTTCATATCTTACTGGCAGGTTACCTGAACGGAAGTAAGCTTCAATTTTGTTGTTACCATGAACAAACTTATGTAGATAGGTAATATCTCCGTCTTGATCTTTCACACCAAAACGAACAGTGCCGGCGCCATACCAAGCGTAGTCAATATAGTACATAAGGATTTTATTAATATCTAAATTAAATCCTGTCAATCCTGTACCATCGGCTTTGTCTTCATTAAATCCACTTTGCGGAATTCTAGCATCAATGGTTTTAGTTACTCTTACTCCACTTATGGTTGTCACAGAATTGTCTGCTCTGTAAGTAGGAGCAACATCAATACTTGTGTTAGAGATTATTTTAATAACTTTATAGCTATTACCTTTAACTACAATAAAATCATTTTCCCATAATTCAGTAGTGAAACTTGTTCCCGATCCTTGGAAATTACCAGTACCATTGGTCACTGTAATGGTTCCGGTTAGCTGTCTAACACTAGATCTGCGAACTGCCCATAATGTGCTACCATCCCATTCCCAGAACGCACCGTTTTGATCATCATAAACACCTGCACGGTTAGCAATACCAGTCACTGGCTGAGCCGGATTGTTAAACGCCACAGCAAATGATACTTGGACGCCTTTACCAGACTGATAACGGAAATATTTACGACTCTGTCTAACAATTCTACTATTAGGTTGTGTATCATTGGTAGTCATAGTAATGCCACCATCATAAGGTGCAGCAAAGGCTACTCCTTGAGGTCTAACATAAATGTTTCCAGCAGCGGCGCCAAATGTTGTTGATGCACTAATTGTAGGCACTTCGTAAGTAAATGCTCGACCATTGCCCACAGTGCCGATAATTTGCGCACCGGTTACGTTTGCCCAACTAAAATTGACTACAGAAATAGTATTATTGACTTTCAATCCGTGATTAGTCTGTGTAATAGCTTCCACAGTTGTATTACCAAATGTTTTTAATGCTGTAAATGCAATGTTAGCACCTGTAAAAAATGCGCCTGGATAAATTGCAACACCATTTTGAAAAATGCTTCCCGAGGAAACTGTTCCTGTACCTACATATCTAAATGTAGTCGCATTAACGTTAGAAACAAGAAATTCTCCATTTGCCTGTTCGTCGGAAGTGCCAACAACGGTTATTGGTTGTCCTGTGGTCAGTCCATGTGCAGCAGTTGTTGTTACACTGACAATACTAGTGCCATTACCTGTAAAAGCAGAGATGTTGGCTGTTTGTGATAGTGCAGCATCAGTGTTACGCCCATAACTAGCAAAGTAATTGTTGATAAACTTCATGGTCTGCCATTTTGTTGGCTGTGGTCCATATTCAAAGTCCGTGTCAATCAATGACTGCGGTTGACTAACACGCAATTTGCCAACCGGGTCTACTAGGAAGTCTCTAAATGAAACTAAAGGAGCAGGTTCACTGTCGGTAATAATTAATAATTTGTCAGTGCTAGCGTAGGCACTGGTGTCAATAGGAATATTTCCAATTCTTGTTTGATAATTCTGATCTGAAAATGTTAATGCCGTGTTAGTTGCCGTAGCTGTTGCAGGAACGTCTAAGTAAATTATATCTATACCGTTGGTAAAATCAACAGTGGCACCATTTAATGGCATGCCAGTTCCCGAAATACGCCATCCTTGTTGTACGCCAATTGTTTGGTAATTAAGTGAGTTAAATTGACCAGTTGTAAATTTAATTGCTGTATTACCAGTCTGGACATTTCCTTGTACACTTACACTTCTTTGAACATTGGTAAATATTACGCTTTGAAAAGTAGCATCATTGAAATTATATAAAGTTGTTTTACTAGGAACGTGAATAATTAACAAAATTTGCTCAGGAGTGGCCTTGTCAGGTAAAGTAATCTGAGTGCTTCCTGAAAGACCAGGAGTAAAAATGTATCCGTTGTTATAAGTTTTCTTTGCCATATATTCAATATCCTTATTTTAAAATCCGCCTAATGCTACTGCATATGTTAGTGCTGTATTCTGTACTACAGAAATAGAGGTAGATGAATTAGCTCTCCATTTTCCTGTTGTAGAATTATACTGTAAAAATTGTCCATCCGTTGGTGTAGAAGTAAAATCTATGTCCGCTAATGTACCTAGTGCGCTAACACCACTACCGGCTAAAATCTTAACTTCTGCATTGCTGCCTAATGGAATTGGTTCAGTAAAGGTTATATTAGTTCCTAGTATACTGTATGTTTCTTTTGGTTGATAAATTCCATTCCACCACACAGCAATTTGATCTATGTCTGCAGGTGTACTTCCTAAATTGTAAGGTCCAATTGTTCCATTTCCTACTACAATTTTTGTTAATAGTCCCGATGCCGCAGTTGTACTAACTTGACTTCCCTGTTGATAAATGTTACCACCAACATACAAATCTCCAGATTTGATTACAACATTAGAGGTTGCAGTTACAAACTTATTTGTGGCTACAACCAAATTAGCGGCAGCTGCCCCAGGATCTGAGTCTAAAGTGTTAATCCAGGTAAATTTGGCATTCGGACTTAATTTTAATTCTACGAAGCCATTACCTAAGTCTGATCCTAGTAAAAAATAAACATCCCAATTTGTTCCGGTACCAAGTCCGGTCGTGCTTAAAACTTTGACGCCTTGGACACCTTCTCTATAACCAAGACTATAATAATTTGATTGAATATTAGTTGATCCGCCGTTTAAAAATCTTATCTCAACAACGTCTTTTACTAGAGAATCTGATGCATAACCTTGCCCGGCTACTAGAGTTATCTCAACGTTTTCGCCGGCACCTGATCCAGAATTTACGCTAAAATTACCAATTTTATACCAGCTTGGTGAAGCCAAGGCAGTGGGAAATTGTAACCCAAATTTTTGAGTGTAAAAAGTGCTAATAGCAGAAATAGAAGTGCTAGTGATATTTCCTGAGGTTAAAATTTCACCATTACCAGCAAAAATTTGTACTGGTCCAACTTCTAATCCATTATGTACTACAAAATTTTTATTTGCCACAGTTCCATATCTCCCTTATGACTTAAATCTTCATCAATGTTGGTGTTACTTTAACTAGCAGATTAGCACCAGCACTACTAGCGTTCAAATATGCTATGCCTGACGATATATTTGATGAGAAG